CAAAGTTAATTCAAGTAAGTTAGTTTACATAAATGGCGAATGGCAACCAATTAATAAGTTGAATACCAACTATTCGGATCTTTCTGAGTTGATTACGGATTTAATTTATAAAGGTGGTGAAAATGCTAAACCCACAATACAATCTATCATTAATAACCCAACCGAAGGATTAAAAAAAATCAAACCATACATTGGAAGATTGGTTGATAAGTATTTTGAAGATCCTAACGTACTATTGGATTATACTAAAAACATTCAAAGAGCAAGTGCGATCGGTGAGAGTGCTGAGAATAGAATTAAAGAAACCTTAGAGGATATGGGGTTTGAATCCGAATATAGTGGAGGTAATGGTGATCTAATTGATATGACTTTTGGTACCGATCTAATAATGACACACCCAACTCACGGAACAAAAACAATTCAGGTTAAAAATTCAGAAAGAGCTTGGGATAGAAAAGATGCTTACTCTTATGTTGATTGGGTTATTATTGCAAATCCTTTTACTATCTACGATAATAAAACTAAAAAACCTATTCAGATATGATGACACCAGGGCAAATGTGGGTTAAAAGAAGATATAAGGATCTTATAAGTGATGTTGAAGAGGCAACATCTCTCATAAATGTTGAGGATCATAAAGACTTCAAAGACTATGCTACTGAAGTATATGATTCGGCTTTAGATATCTATATGTCACATACTGACCACGAGTTAGATAATTTTTGGGACATATATAGTAGTATAATGGATTCAATGGAAGATATTTTTAATGATCAGTTGAAAGATTATTACGGTAATTCTGAAGAAACCCTAAATGAAAACTTTGATCAGATTCTTGATTTATACAAAAAAGTTAAGGAAGGCGAAAAGTTAAAACCATCCGAACAATCTATGATGAGGTCGTTTAAAAATTTTGTTGATAAAGGTGGTAACGCAGAAGAGTTTGTTTACGATCTTGATCAAGAGATGATGCCAGATGAAAGAGAGGGTGAAAGATTTAGATGGGAAAGACACGGAACTCCTTTAACTTATGAGTTTTCCGAAGAATATGAATCAGATGGGGAAATAAATTACTTCGGTGAGATAAAATATATGGGCGATGAATTCCTTGGGGTTATCTCAACAGACAAAAGAGGTTATCTAACCGATTATGACTTTTATAGTGTGTTCGATGAAGAAGTTAGATTACAGGATATTTTAAAAGAAAATGGACTCGAACCTGAAATAACCAACTTCTTTCAAGAAGAGATAATCAATTCATTAAGAAAATGAAAATAGTTATCACGGAATCTCAAATGAGAATGGTGATTGAGAGTTCAAACAAACCCACTCGTAAATCCGAAATTCTTAAAAAAATGTGGGATAAACAAACTAAAGAGAAAGGTTACCCGACTTTTGATGAAGATATCTTAGGTTATTTCGGTATAGATAGATGGACGGATATTAGGGACTATGGTGAGTTCTTCAATGATTACATTGGCGGAGAAGAAAAAACTATGGAAATAATTGATAACTTATCAATTAATAACTTCTCAACAAAAGATTTTCCTGAAATGTTTGTTGGTGGGTATGACTTTGATTGGAGAATCACTAATGTTTACGTAAAAGATGATGTTTATAAAATAGAGTGTCAAGTATCAGAAGGGGGATCTGTTACCACTATGGATGGTAGACACTTATCTTTAGAAGATGCTTTGAATGATGATGAGGTTGGATTTGAGATACAGGGTGAAGTAAGTGGAGTTATACAAGATTGTTTAAACTCATTAATATATCCGAGAACGGGAATAAAGGTTTTAGTGTATTACGTGGAGATATGAAAATAATAATTACAGAATCACAATTAAAAACTATAACATTTCAAAATACGGTTGATATGTCATTTGACGATATCAAAAAAAAATGTAATAAGATGAACGAACTTGGCGCCGATGCCCCTGAGATTATTAGTTTTGATGTTTGTGATCAAATAGAGTCAATTTCAAAAGTTGAAGTTGTAAATGTGTATAAAACAAACAATATGATTGAAATATCGATTATTGTTTATTACGAAACTATTTTTCAATCGTTAGATGTTGGTGGATTCCTCTATGAGTTAGAATATCATTTGAGAGAATATTTAGGGAAAGGGAACTTTAAGTTAAAACTACTTAATTCAATAAATACAAGAGAGGACTTTAACTGGTGATGAAAATAATAATAAGTGAAAATCAAATGATGAGTTTAAGGTTCAGACGAAGAGGTGTGGAACTTGATAAAATAAGTGATATAATTGAGTATCAAACTGAAATACAAGATCCTTGTAATTTTGATGATGGTGAAGAATATGCGGATTTTTGTATAAACCAAGGAATTAGTTTTTATTATTGTGATGAAAATTATTGTGATGAAGATGATGAGGATTACAGAGAACCTTCTGATGAAATGATTGAGGTTAGAGAAGAAGTTGAAACATACCTAAATAATAAGTACTATAATTATTTAGTTAATTTATGGGAAGAAGATGGAAATTGTGATTAATATGAAAATAATACTAACAGAAAAGCAGGCGGATAGAATATTCAAAGACGAGATTGTTTGTGAGAAATGTGAACACTCTTGGAATAAAGAGGAGGGTGATAGACATCCATACCTTTGCCACGATTGTGGTTGGGACCTGAAGGAACAAAAATATGACAAAGAAAATCTTTATAAGTTTTGGAAGAAGAAATTATCTAAAGATCCTATTGAGGAAAAATGGTCTGAAAAATATAAAAAATCAATAAATTGTAAAAACCCAAAAGGTTTTAGTCAGAAGGCTCATTGTCAAGGGAGAAAAAAATAAGTCATTTATGAATTTAATTACATTTATAATACCATCGATTAATAGACCCACAATAGACAATACAATCCAATCCTTACTTAATCAAACTAACCCAAATTGGAGTTGTTTTGTTCTTTACGACGGAGTTGTCGGGAAAGAATTTAATGACCCAAGAATACGAACATTCAACATAGAAAAGTTAGGAGTAAAGGGGGAAAGACACGGAAATGCTGGGTTAGTTAGAAATGAAGGGATTAAAATGTGTGAAACAGAATGGATTGGATTCTTAGATGATGATGATACAATACACGAAGATTATGTTAAAACACTTGTAGAAAAATACTTACAATATGATTTTGTTGTTTGGAGAATGAAAACAACCGACGGTAAGATATTTCCCGAACTTTCAAGAAACAATCTTATTAGAAACCGAGTTGGTATATCAATATCGTTTAAGACTACAATACCTAATATGTTATTCGACACTAATGACGATGGTGAAGATTTTGAGTTTGTCGATAAATTACAAAATACCACGAACAATTTTATAATTGCACCTGAGATCTATTATAACATTAGACACTAAAAACAATTTATTAAAATTAATTTTTTCCTATAGTTATAATAAAAAAAGATATGGGAATGCCTTTAATTGAACAAAACGCTGGTTATGCTTTAGGTAATTTTATAATGTTAACACCAGGGATAAAAAGGTTATCGGAAAAGGTAGGTCATAAAATAGATGTTTTTTTCACAATACCTTACGTTAAAGATTGTTTTATTGATTGTGATTTTATGAATCACGTAGGTAAATTACGAAGAGAACCAACGTTCTCCTCAAAAATGATTAATCTAAATGTTCCAGATTACGAATACACATTTGAATTAATGGTTGGTGAAAAATGGACTGACAAATACCACACATATGTTGATCCCGCAATTGAAATACCAAAGAATAACGGAGATTATTTATTGTTATTAAATGGTTTGGGTGGGTTATCACTTAACGATAATGATCCGAAACCAAAATGGTACGGAAAGAAGGAAGTACCTGAAGAGATATACGACCTAATAAAAGAAAATAGTAACTTACCAATTTATTTCACGGGATCGGAATCAGATATGAAACAAAATCCTTGGATGGAAAAGATATGTGATAGAATTGAAATTGGTGATATCCGAAAATCATTATCATTAGTGAGAGATGCTAAAAAGATTATTTCTAACGATACTGGATTAGCACATTGTGCTGGTGCAATGAATAAAGATCTCTTAATACTTTGGAAAGATACTCCATTTATAAAAAATCAAAACCCCGGTAAAAATACAAGATACTCCCAAAAAGAAAGTTGGATAAAAGATATTAATGAATACTTAAGTTAATGCACATTATAACATTTTACGATAAAAAGATAAAACCATTAGTTGTTGATTTACAACAAAAAGTTTTTAATAAATATGGTTTCACAATTAACCAAATTATGGTTGAGAATTGGACAACACACGGAGATGCGGTTGACAATTATTTGAAAGACATATATGACCCTGAAGAGATAATTGTTTTATTTGACATTGATGCAATACCATTAAATAAAAAAATAATACCACTTGCAGTTGAATGGGCTAAAAATAACGTTGGATTATTTGGTAATGCTCAAGTGGCTTCTAAATTAAAACCACCACATAACAAATTTATTTTTGCGGCACCATCATTCTTAGTTTTTAGTATAAGAACATATAATGAGTTAGGGAGACCATCCTTCAATACGACTAACAGATCGGATTGTGCTGGAGAACTTTCTCACATTGCGACGGAAAATGAGATGTCAATTAATTTATTATTTCCTAATCACGCTGAAATACCAAATGTTAAACTTGATGAGAATCATAGTTTTGGGTATGGAACAACATATGGTAACAATACGTACCACGCATTTGAATCTAGGTTCGGTAAAAAAGATGTATTCTTTATTAATAAATGTAATTCAATATTAGGGGTATGATTATGGAATATGATTTTTGTGTTTTAATTACAACCTACAATAGATCGGAGATGCTTTATAAGTTATTGGACGATATTGATCGTAATAAAAAAGATTATAAAATATTAGTTGCGGTCTTTGATGATGGGTCGACTGAAAAAATAGATTTGTCAGGAAGAGATGTTATTAAAATAGGTATGTTTCCAAATATGGGTAAGAAGAAATATTACGTTACATACAACGCAACCTTTAGTTTTGTTAAAAACGTAAATTCAAAGTATTTTATTTATTTACCTGACGATATTTCTTTAGTAGATAACTTTTTTGATGAAACCAAAAGATTATACGAATCGATAGACTCGACTAAAAAAATATGTTTAAGTATATTAACTGACGATAGGGTTAATAAATCACATTGGGGTTATAAAAACCCAAAAGATTTAGGTGAGGTTTTGCGGACACAATGGAATGACCTATGTTTCATATGTGAGAAGAATTTCTTTGAATTACTTGATTATAGGGTTAATGCGATTAGCGAAAAAAGATGGATTAATGATCCGCTAATAAGTTCTGGTGTTGGTCATCAAATCACCCAAAGACTTAATAGTAGTGGTAAATTTTTGTATCACGTAAAAAAATCATTAGTGTATCACGGAGTTCACGAATCCAAAATGAATAAAAACGAAAGAAAAAAGAATAATTTAATCACAATATGAGTGAAAAAAGAATAGTTAGTGTTGCGTCTTACAAAAGAATAGATAGTTTGGTTAAAACAATCGATTCAATTTATGATCAGTGTGATGAGATTAATATATTTTTAAATGATCACGAAGGGGAAATTCCCCCTCAATTTTTAGATGAAAAAATAAACTTATATTTTTCCGATAATAGGTATGGGGACGCACTAAAGTTTGCAAAATTAATTGATTCGGACGGTTATTACCTTACAATAGATGACGACTTAATTTACCCACCAAACTACGTTGACCATATGATCACAAGGTGTAAAGAGTTTTCAAATAAGAGGGTTATAACCCTACACGGAAGAAAGTTTTCTAAAGAACCAATAAAATCATTTTATAGTTCTTACATTGAATTTTATCATTGTCTTAGACATCAAAAAAGAGACGCGTTTATACATTTTGGAGGCACTGGTGTTATGTGTTTTCATACAAGTTTAATGAAAATACCAATCACATATTTTGAACATCCAAATATGGCAGACGTATGGGTTGGTAAGTATTGTATTGAAAATAATATTGAAGTATTATCAATTGCTCACGAGAAAGATTTCTTGACATACCAACCACAAACAACAACGATATTTGATACTCATTCTAACTCAGATACAATACAAACAAAAATAGTAAATGATTTGTTTAACCCAAGTAAGGAGGTAAACGTGGTAATAGAAACACCACCTATTCATACTAAAATAGAAAAAACTATAGAAAAGAGCCAAAAAACTTTAAATTATGAAATGGTAAACAAAATATTTGGGAACCAACACCACTCCACGCCCAAATCGATTAAACCCGTCCAAACCCAACAAACAAGACCTTCAGGTAATGTCCATATGTTAAGTAAAATAATGGGTAAAAAAAGAGGTAGATGAGTTTAAGTGTAATTATACCTACATATGATAATGTGGATTTTTTGGATGAACTATTCGACTCAATTAAAAAAAATCAAGCTAACTTCCCCTTTGAGGTTTTAGTAGGTATTGATAATTGCGAAAAAACAAAAGAATATATTAAAGATAAAACCTTCCCACCTAATTTCTTCTTTTTTTTCTTTTTGGAAAATGTTGGACCATATAAGATAAAAAATACTTTGTCTGAAATATCAAAATATGATAATTTATTTTTCTTTGATTCCGATGATGTTATGACGGAAAGTTGTTTATCTGAATTAAATAGTTTGACCTTAAAATATGAATGTGTCAAACCCAAATTTATAAACTTTAGAGATAATAATTTTGGTAGGGATTATAAAGACGAAAAGGGGCTTTACGGGGAAGGAGTATTCGCAATAAGAAAGAACTTATTTCTTGCAATGAATGGATTTGAGGGTTGGAGATGTGCTGCTGATTCGGATTTTATGGGTAGATTATATAGGATGAAAAGAAAAATTAATTTAACAAGTAATATATTATTTCATAGACGACTACACCCAAAAAGTTTAACATTAAGTAATGAAACGGGGTATGCCTCCCAAATACGAGGTAAATATTTTAGAATGTCAAAAAATAAAACTAATTTCGGTCCATTGACGATATTAGAGAAGGCTGACTACCAAATGTTGGATAATACTACGATTGAGTGGTCAGAATCAATTTCTGTGATAGAACAAAATGAAGTTGATCTGATAAAAGATCTAAAAGATAAGAAGCACCGATTATTAGAAACAATCTTCCAAAACCTACCAAAAGAAGTTAAACCAAAAGAAGTTAAGGTGATTGATTATAATAGGGTGAATCAGAATAGTAATACCCAAACAACGAATACTTTAAATAATGCCCTGAAAAAGGCCAAATTAGAAAACCTCAAAAAAAATTATGGAAGAAGATAGTTGATTTTAAAAAATTAACTATATTTGTTCTATGGAACACAGCTTAAAAATAGGGAGAGCAATTAAATGTACGGATATTAAGTTTGTTAAAAAATTAATTAAGAAAAAAGGAATTGAATTCCAAGGAAGATTCCAAAGACCTAATGATTGTACCATCAAGGTAGTTAATATTCGAAAATATCAAAACTTATATTACTCTGATAAATGTGTTTACGAGGTGGACGTTACTGTTAAACTTAATGAATACTACTACACTTACTTTAATAGAAGAAATAACATCCACGCAAATAAACGAATTAGAAACTACCAAAATATAACGGATCTTTTAAATGAACTAGTTTATTTTAACATTAAGGATATACAAATTTCAAAAATTACTTTTGAACAGTAATTGATTATATTTATTAATATGAAATTATCAATAACTGAGCAACAATATAAGATCATACAATCTCGATTAAATTATAATCAAGTACTTGAGGAGATGGTATTTAAACTTTCCATCCTTACTGAAGATGAAGAAAGACAACCCGATATGGAGTGGGATTTCACTGAAGTTAAAAATGAGTTAGACCTTTCAAAACTATGGGTTAAGACCAAAGAAGACGCAAAAGAATATCTATCCAACTTAAAAGAAAAGATTAAAAACCTACCAAGTGATTTAAAAAAAAGAATATTAAAATATGTTCTATATTCTTTCTTAGGGTTATTATCGTTAAACCAAATCAACAATTACTTAGAAACACCATTACAGAATGTTGTTAAAACAGAGAAGAAGATTTTTAAATCTATGGAGATCCCAAGGATTCGAAAATCTTCTGAAGGGATCTTTAACCATTTAAAAAGAGAGGAAGGGTCTGTTAGACATAAAGGCGAACCGATTTTAACAGCATACGACATTGGTGACGGAGCATATACAATAGGATATGGTCACGCAATATTTCCAGGTGAAGATGAGGGTTATGAATTCTTACCTAACTACAATGATATCGTACCAGGTCAAACTGCAATAACCAAAAAAAATGCTGAAACATTACTTAAAAATGATATCATTGAAGCTGAAGGTATCATAAATAAAATTTTAGATGATTGGGAGAAAAAAGGTATTAAAACAAAAATAACGCAAGGTATGTATGATGCGATGGTGTCAATGGCATACAATATGGGTAGTGGAATTAGGAAAAGTGATTTCATACAAGCGGTTAAAAGAGGTGATTTAGAAGGAGCCAAAGAATTGATCCTTCAGACAAGTTCACATATGTTTGATAAATTCCCTGGCCTTGAGGTGAGAAGGAATAATGAATATAATATGTTTGTATGATGAACGATAAAAAAATATTAAGTTTATTAAAAAAGTTTGAAGGTGGCACCATTGATGTTGATGGGATGATACTCACACCAGTAAAAGTGTCCGAAAAAAATGAATATGTTTATTTTAGGGCTCAAAATCCAAACGATGTACCATATTTTAGACCAATATTATTTTATAAACTTGAAGGTGTGTTGGATGAATTTGGGGATTATATAAATCAAAAATTAAAACCTATGATTCATAACGAAGACATTGATAATGGGTTATATTTGAGTGAAGAGGTAACCGAAAAAATACAAAATGTATTAAATAATATTTCCGTTATAACTTTTCATTATCCCGACAAATATAGTGAGGTTAAGATTTATGGGGTTTCTGAAGGATTTAACACTGATTGGGAATTTGATAATTACTCAATAAAAAATATATTTAAACCATTAAGAGCATCCGTTAACGGTAAAGAGGAAAATGTTGGTGAAGCTGTGGAAAAATATTACGATTTTTTAGAAGAGAAAGAAACGTATTGGGAGTCAGAGCGTTTGTACTCTAACATAGACGATGTGATTAATGAATATCCACTTTTACAGGACTACTATAGTGATACCGCTACATATTACGCAACTAGGTTTAACTTAAAATCTTAACATAAATCAAGACATTTTTAATTTACAAGTCCCGATAAAAGGATTATGTTTTGGTAAGAAAATAAACCAAAATAAATATAAAAATGAAACAATTAGTAATTGACCCATCTCACTCTGACTTGGGATTTAAAATTAAACACTTGATGGTATCAAATGTTAAAGGAACATTAACTGATTATTCAGGTGGAATGAAATACACTATGGATGATATGTCAGATGCTGAGGTTAGATTTGAGGCTGAAGTTAAATCAATTTCTACTGGTAACACAGATAGAGATAAACACCTTAACAATGAAGATTTCTTCAACACGGAGAGGTTCCCTAAAATGTATTTTGAATCAACTTACGTTAATCTTGACAATGGAAAGATGAAAGGTGAAATGACAATCAAAGATACAACAAAAGAAATTGAGTTGGACATCGAATACAATGGTAAAAATACGGATCCTTGGGGTAACACAAAACACGGATTTGAAATTAGCGGAGTAATTAATCGTTCAGATTATGATCTTACTTGGAACGCGACTCTTGACACAGGAGGAGTATTATTAAGTGATGAGGTGAAGTTAAACTTAGATGTTCAGATGTTAGAAATGGTAGAAAATTTAGAACCTCAATCTGAAACTGCGGAATAATATAATTTTCGTACAACACAAAACTATAAAATCCCTACATAATTGTGGGGATTTTTCTTTTATTAAAGTATTTATATGTGATGAAAAGTTTAATTAAAAAAGTATTACAGGAAGAGGTTAAAGGTATTTTAACTGAAAGTGGTATAAGAAACATACGTGAATTAGCAAAGAGATACCCAATGGCTAAAATTTACTTTCACCAAGATTTGGATGGAGTAACTACGGCTTTAGCGATGAAAAACTATTTGGAACAACACGGGATCAAAGTTGTTGATGCTGAGATAATCCAATATGGGGACAAAGAGTTTGCGATTAAGAAACAAGATGCTTCAGGTGATATAATGCCAGTACTTGTTGATTTTGCTCACGGAAAACCAATGTTTGTTATTCATACAGATCACCACGATACTCAAGCGGGTGTTGAAAAAGGAACCTCAACAAACTTTAAACCATCAAGATCAAACGTTGAGACGATCTCTCAAACAATTTCACCAAAGGATATCTTCACCAAAGATGATATTGAGTTAATTTCAATGGTGGATTCGGCTGACTACGCAAAGAATGATATCACACCAGAACAGGTAATGAATTATTTGTATAAGTTCGATAGAGAAAAATCAGTAGGTCAAAACAAAAAACTATTAGGTTTGATTACAAACAAACTTCTTTTAGCATTTAAAAACAAACCTAATTTCTTAAGAGATATTGTTATGAATGCTAAACCATCTTTAATGAGTATGTTATTAAACATTAAAGATCAGATGAAAACAAAAGGGTATGCTAGTATTGAGAACTTAGAAAAAAACAAAGAAGATTATGTTAGGTCTCAGAAAATGAATCCAAACGTCGATCTTCAAGATAAAGTAATCGTTCAATATGGTGGTGGTAATATGATGAGACCTGGATCATATGATCGATTTACTCCATTTAGAAATAATCCTGAAGCTGACTTCTTGGTAATTGCTTGGCCAATGGGAATGGTTCAGGCATCTTGTAATCCATTTAAGAAAGAAAGAGCACTTAAAGGTGTTAACTTAGGTGAGATTAAAGATGAGGTCTTAGGTAAA